GCTCGCCGATCTCCGCATGGCTCACCGCCTTGCCGAGGATTTCGTTGCCCGCCGCCGCGACCTTGGCCTGGCCGTTGGCCGCAGCCGCGACCTCATCGCCATCGTCGATCACGACGCTGGCCAAGACCTTCAGCTCGCCAGCGGTCGCATAGGTAGAGTGCAGGCCGACATTCTTGCCCTCCTGAATGACCCCATCAGCCGCCGCGCCAGCACCGGCCAGCTGCAAAAGCCCGTCCGCGTCCGCGATGCAGAAATGGAATTCCTTGCCCCGGAGGTCCGCACCCGAAGGCTTGGCGTCCATGAAGGCACCGACTTGCCGCTGATAAGCCATCTGGTCTCTCCTTGTGTCTCTGTGCTGCGCCGGGCCTTAGCGGGCCATCTGGACGTCGAGGGTGCGATCCTCGACGGCCTGAACGGTTTCCGGATAGGCTTCCTTGAACAAGTCCTCGTGCTCGACGCGGGCCTTGGACATCGCCGCGGCCTTGTCGATATTGTCCCGCTTGGCGATTTCGGCGACCTTGCCGTCGAACTTCGCGACTGCGGCCTCGCTGCCGCCCTGATCGCCATTGTCCTCGTCGCTGCCCAGCGTCTTGAACAGCCGCTTGCCGCTGTTCTGCATCGTGGTCAGGCTCTTGAGCACGTCCTTGCCGGCCTCCGAGTCTGCGCCCAGCTTTTCGATCGAGGTCAGCATGGCCACCGCCGTGCCCTTGGCGACGTTCGGGAATTCCTCGACGGCGCGCTTTTCGATCGTGGCCGCGCTGCCTTGGCCGCGCAGCTTGGCGATTTCGGTTTCCTGATCATCCGCACGCTTGGCCATCTTGGCCGCAAACGCGCCATCGGACTTGCGAATCTCGGTGCCGTCGAGGCACTTGTAGATCACCGGATCATCGCCATTGGCCTTTTCGATCTCGGCGGCCTGCTCGTCGGCGCTCTTGGCCAGGAAGGCGGTCTGGGCCGTCTCGTCGAGTCCGTCGAAATGCTTGCGCGCGTCCGGGCTGAGCTTGAGGATCGCGATCTCGCGCATCGCCTTGGCCAGCTCGGGGTCGGGCTTTGCTTTTGCCAACGGGCCCTCGGCGGGCAGCAAATCCTCGGCGTTGAGGTCGGTAGCCGCCTTACGGATATCCTCGGCCTCTTGGACCGTCGAGGTCGCGATTGCGAACTTGCTGACGGCGGCTTGGAGGCTTGCCCGGTCGGTAATTTTCATGATCGTTGGCTCCTTGGGGTTCCGCGCTTCAAGCCAGCTTTCTACTGCGGCTTTAAGGGCTTTGTCGATATCGTCAGTTTTGTCCGGGTTCGCGCCCGCCTGCCGGGCCCGCGAAACCGCGTCATCCACGAGCGCGCTGACGCTCGCCTTATAGGCATCGCTGGCCACACTGCCGTCGCCGCCAGCCGCCAGCTCATCGGTCAGCGCGGTCTTGAAAGCGTCGTTGCGCTGCCAGAGGCCGTCGAACGAGTCGAAAAACGCATCATTGACCGCATCGGCGGTCATGTTGGCGCTCAGCGCCTCGGCGAACGTCGCCTTGGCGATCGCCTGCGGATCGGGCGCTCGCTTGATGATCGCCACCGTGGCGTGCTGCTGGCAGGGCCGATCGACTGCCGCGATTCGGTCAAGCCTGATCTCTTTGAGAACGCGCTTGGGCATCAGGCCGCCTCCTCGATTTCCTCATATTCGATGCGCGCGCCCTCGATCGAAAAGCCCGTGTATGTGCCGTCTTTGAATTTCGCCAGCACATCGGGCTCGGGCTTATATTGCACCAGCAAGCCCTCGGTCGTGGTCGTCATGCCAAGCGATTTCGCGATGGCCTGATCCATGAAGAACATGCCGACGAAATGGCCGGTTTCCGGCCCCTCGTGCATCTCGTTGCCCGCCATGACCCCGACCTCGGCGGCGTCGATCATCGCCTTGATGACCGCCGCGGGCGTGATGTGCTCGGGCACGCGCTTGCCCTTGTGGACGCCATCGCGATCGACGTTCAGATCATAATATGGCTCGCCGTCCTTGGTGCAAACGATCGCCCAGCCGACGACAATCCCGTGCTCCTCGTCCACGCTGAGCACATCGTTGACCTTGAGAATCTGATCGGCTCGCGGCGTCGTCAACACAGGTCTCCCAAGCCCAAGCGGGCGTGCTTAGTCCGGGTGGGTGGGTGCCTGTCCTATTACCGCGAGTCGACGCGCCTGAATAGTGGGCCCGATCAGGCCTTGCGGATTCGCGTCGAAAGCACGCAGCGGCACTGGATTGTCTCGCTCGCGGGCGCGTCCGGATCGCCGGGAAACTTGATCTCGCCGTGGATGGTCGTCCACGACTCGCCCCAGCGGCGCTTCTGGCCGTTGAGCAGCCGATGGGTCTCGCGCTCGCGTCCGTCCAGCCGGGCCTCCCATGTGCGCTCAAGATCGTCCTGGCGAATCGTGCCGGCCGCGATCGCCTGGCGATACATTTCCTCGTTGCCGCTGTTGACTGCCCGCAAGGCTTCGGTGCGCCCGATCACCTCGGCGCGGTATTTGATCCAGCGGTCGCGATAGCGGCCCACCAGCCAATCGATCTTCTCTTGCGGCAACGGACGGTTCTCGCGAACGGCGCGCAGGATTTGGGCGTCGCCGCGGCGGTCGCGGAGCTCACGGCCCAGCACATCGCTGACCGATTTCTCATCGGTGCCGATCGCCAGCAGCGCGCGCCGGTAGTTATCGACGATTTTCCACTGGCGCTCAGTCAGCCCAATCGACTCGCGGAACGCTCGCGCCTGCGCGATCGGGTTGGTGCCCGCCTCGACGCCGCTCATGATGGCCAGCTGGGTGGCGCGCAGCTGCTCGGCGCTAAACTCGCGCACCAGCTCAAGGCGCGTTTGCTGCATCGCCGCGACGGCCAGCGGGGCCACTTGATCGAACACGATACGTCCCACGCCCGCGCTGGACAGGAAATCGGCTGTCGATTGCCCGGTGGTAACAAATGTCACATTGGACGCGCTGCCCAGCGATTCGGCCACGAGCTGCAATTGCTCCAAGGCCTCGTTGATCCGCCCCTGCTCAAGCAGATCGGCGAGCATCCGGAGATCAAGATCGTCGTGCAATTGCGCGACCGCGTTGCGGAAAATCTGCGCGATCCGCGACTCTTGGGCGTCGATTAGGTCATTCAGCCGCGCGGCCACATCGTCATAATATGCTGGCATCGGCTTAGGCGGGCTCTGGGCCGCGGTCCCGGCACAGATATTGGAAGATCGCCGCTGCGGGGTCGCGATGAATGAGCTGGATCGCATAGAGGCTGACCGGCCCCTTGGCCTCATGGACCGTGATCTTGTCGCCAGGCCTAATTGTCAGATCGGCGGGGATCGTATCGCCGATCAGCACCGCCTTGCGATCGCCGGTTTCGATCTCAACGCTGGGCGGCACATTGGCGCTGAAATCCTCGAAAAAGCCCCGGCATTGCCAAGTCTCGGGCGCGCCGGGCGCAAACCCTCCGGTCAGATCGTCGGGATCGCGGGCCGGGGCTCTGATCGGGCGCTCAATCGTGACCTCAAGCACACCATCGCCGATCGCGTCAGCCAAGATGCCCGCGATGTCGATTCCGAACAGGTCATTACCCATTTAGTCATAGTCCGTTTGCACAAAGGGCCAATCGTCCCATGGGTATCGCCCGCCGAGGGGACGGTCGCAAGAGCTGATCCCGGAGACGAACGGGGCTGCGATTTCGCTCTGATCGGCCAAGCCCGCGAAACCGGCCAGCACCAGCATATCCCAGAGCGCACGCGGGAGCGCGGGACCGCCCTTGAGGGGCTGGAAAAACTCGACTGAGGCCGATCCGGCCTTGACGCTCTTGATGTTGCTGTTCTGGCTCGCGTTGGCGAAAAGCTGCGGCTTGGCCAGCAGATCAGCGGCCAGCATGGCGGTCACCTCCATGATCACCTCGGGCTGATCGGCGATCTCGCCCCGAGGGTCGAGCGGCGGCACGGCGGCGATCAGGCGCATGAGCAATCGCGTGGCGCTGACCAGCCCGCGCGCCTTGGCGTCGGCGTTGCGCAGCACCCAGCCGGTGGCGCGCGCGACATCGGCGGCTAGGAAGTCGTCAGCCCAATCCTGATCCGCAAAGCTGGCATAAGACCCGGAGCCAAGGTCGATCATCGGCATCGGCTAGCGCTCCTTGATCTTGAGATTGAACGACTCCTGATAGCGCCGCCCCTGAGCGGTCCAGACGGTGCCGATAAAGCGATATTTCTTGCCCGGCGTCCCGGAGCCGCGCGGAAACCAATACTGGAGCTTCGCCGTGCCGGGCAGATTGATAATCTCGCCGATCTCCGGAGGATTGTCCGGCTGGCCATCATCAAGCACCAGCGTGGGCCGCTTGGTCGGGTCCGCGTCATCGGGTAGCAAGATGCTGTCGCCCACATCGACCGGCACGCCATCGCCCGGATCGACAAGCAGGCGATTGGCCCAATCGTGGGTATATTCATATTGCTCGTCCGGGTCCTTATCGCTCCAATTGAAAGACATCCGGGCCTCCTAGCTGCGCGCCTGCGGCCGGCTCGCCGACGATCGGGCTTGCGGCTGGCTCTGATTACCCCGCTTTTGCACGTCCGAAAAGGACACGCGCGAGATCAGCGCCGATTGGCTCGACCTGATCGCCGCGGCGCTGCGGCTTGAGCGCACCTGAGGCGCGCTGCCGGTGAGCCGGTCTGGATTGGGCTCGACGGGCACCAGATCGCTGCCGACCGTGATTCCTCCCACCCCGATGTCCGGTGCGCCGGTAGAGAGCGAAACCCCGGTTAGCACATGCGTTTGCGCCAGCACGCCGAGATCGATCGCGGGCGAGCCAGCGCTGAGTCCTTGGCCGACCACCTGATGCGCCTGGCCGATTAGCGGCGTGCCGATCTGAGGCCCGGAGGTCTCGAGCGAAAGCCCGATGACCACATTGGCCTGAGTGACCGCTGGCGCGCCGACTTGCGGCGACGAGGCCGCGATGCTCGCGGGCGCGATCGTGTGCGTCTGGGTGATCGTCGGCTGGCCTAGAGCTGGCGAGCCGGTAACGATCGGCTGGGCGATCAATTGGCCATCAAACGCGACTATCGGCTGCCCGATATCCGGCTGCCCGGTGACCACGCTTGCGCCGCTGAGCTGATGGACCTGAGAAATCGTCGGCTGGCCGATGTCTGGCCCCGTTGGCGCGAGGTTCGACCCCGCGAACGTGTGCGCCTGACTGAGCTGGCCCGCGCCGATGTCGGGCGATGCTGGCGCTAGGCCGGGTGCGCTGAGCTGATGATCTTGGGTAATTTGAGCCGAGCTGGCCACCGGACTCTGGGTCGCGATCGAGGCCGCGACGACAAATTGGTCCTGCGTGATCGCCTGCTGGCCGATATCAGGGAAGCCGGGCACGACATTCTGGCCCGCGAGCTGATGGACTTGAGTCAGCGCGGGCGCGTCGAGCACAGGCGGGCCGGTGGCCACTAGGCTGCCCACCAGCGCGTGCATTTGAGTGATCGGTGGCGCGTCGAGCGCCGGGCCGCTGGGCGCGATCGAAAGACCGATCAAGACTTGCTCCTGCGTGATCGCTGGCGAGCCGACAGATGGCGATCCGGTGGCGATGCCGGTGGGCACGATAATATGCGCCTGAGTGATCGCGGGAGCGGTTAAGGCGGGCGAGCCAGCGGCCACGCTAGCGCCAGCGATGACATGGGCCTGTGTTATTGGATTCGCGCCCAAGACCGGCCCGGTGGGCGCGACGCTTGAACCCGCAATGCTGTGCTGCTGGGTAATTGCTGGCGAGCCCACGCTGGGGCTTGAGATCGCGATCGCCTGGCCGGTGAGCGCATGATTTTGCGTCAGCGTGCCGGTGCCGACTGCTGGGCTCGACGCGGCCACGCTGGAGCCCGTCAGCACATGGGCCTGAGTGATCGACGGGCTACTGAGCGCCGGGCCGGATGGCGCGACCGACGCGCCGGTAATCACATGGTCTTGCGTGATTGCACCACCGGTCTGGGACGGGCTGCCGGTGGCCACGCTGGCCCCGCTGATCACATGATTCGGGGTGATCGCGGACGAGCCGACTTCCGGCGAGCCGGTGGCGATGCTCGCGCCCGTGACGTTCGTATTGTTGCCGTTGGCCGACAGGACCGCCAGCGTCGGGGTCTGGTTGGGCGGCGGGGGCCGGAAATAGGTCCGGAAGCCGCCGACGCTGTAGCTATACACCGGCCTTAGCCGACCGGGTCGAGACCGCCGCGCTGGCGCAGCCTGCGCCGCTTATCGATGGCGTGCTTGGCCGCCGCCTCGCTGGGCAGGCCCACGGCCAGGACCGATTTATCGAGCGAGACCACATAGGTGGTCGTGACGGTCTCGTTCAGCTTATGATCGAGCGTCCGCTCCTTGATCGCGGTGATCTTATAGCCCTCGTGTTCCATTTATCAGCCCTCCGACCAGACCAGCCCACCCGAGACCGTAAGGCTATCGGCCGGCGCGCCAATTAGTTCAATTGTGGACCGCCTTCCGCCCTTGACGATCGGGCGGCACTCCGGGGTCCAAATGCGGGTGAGCGGGACCCTGATGTTCCAGCCGAAAATCTCGTCCGTCACGATCGTGCCCGTATTGGCCTGCGTGGTATCGTTAAGCCTGATGGTTGAGCCGCTGGCCGCATCATCGACGTCCTGCGGCACCGCCGTCCCGGCACTCCCGCCCGAACCAGCTACGGTCTGACCCTGACGGATTCGCAAGCGCAGCACTTCTTCCTGCGCGTCGCCCAGATCGCTGGTCTGGAAAAGATCGAATTGGTGGAAGCGCACCGTAGCGTTCGCAGGTGCCACGAGCGCGATCAAGTCTTGGACCGCCGTGATCGCGACGGCATCGAAAAACGTGCTGTACAGTCTCATCGGGCCTGCTCCCTCTGACCTTCAGTAACTCAACCCCTCGCGCCCGTCACTAGCGGACCAGCATCGGCAGGATAGACGCGCTGGACAGCAGCGGCGCGAAGCTTTTCGGCAGCAAAGCCGACAGGCTGGCGACCATTGCGGCGTGCGAGGTGCTGTCCTGACCCTGATAGAACCGGAAACCATAGATGCGCCCGACCAGCCTATCGACGAAAGCGCCGCTGCCAGCGATATTGAGGTAGCCGCTGCCGCTGAAAGGCGCGGAATCAAGCCCGGTCGCGCCGTTGCCAAGGCCGTTGAGAAAGCCCTCGAATCCGGCCTGCGAGACAATCGAGGAAATCACGCAATCAGCCGATAGGGTCAGTGCCGGGCCGGTATCGAAATTGGCCCCGTTGATCGAATAGGCCCATGCGGACACCGCGCTCGCTTGCGCGCGAATCGCCGCTGCCGGCCGGACGCTGGTGCCCACTTGCAGCGCGCCCGGCCCTTGGCTCGTTCCCACGATATCGTCGAATCGGACGGCCGCGCCCAGCATATACTCGCCGACATTATCCCCGACATGGACAAAGCCGCCCGTATAGGCGTCGAAAAAGCGGGCCGTGCTGCACTCAAGATATGGCTTGGTCCCGTTGGGGCGATAGAGCGGCCCGGTGGTGGCGGTCGCGGTCTGCAAGATCAGGCCAGTGGTTGGGTCCTTGACGCCCAGCACCTCGTCGCTGTCAGCCGAGACCGGGACCGTGCAAGCCTGGTCTTTGAAGCATGAGGCGGTCCCGACATCGACCGACGCATAGGCGGCAGGCGATGGCGTATATTCCTCAAGCGCGACGAACACGCCGCTAGTCGGACCCGCCACCGCCTGCGTGGGATTGCTGGTCTCGCCCGTCGAGGTATTGATGCGAAATTCGCCCGTGACATAGACCGCTGCGGCGTTGTTGCGGCTGCGAATCCCGGTGATCGCGGTGAAGTTTGTCGAGGGCGTAATGGCGGTGGTCGTGCTCGCCTTCTTGCCGAGCGCGCGGCTATAGAGCCGCGAACCGCTCGCCATGCCAGCGAACGAGACCGACCCGTAGCCGTTCGGCGTGCCCGACTGGGCATTATAGACGAGCGGACTGACCGCGCCCCTGACCAGCCTGATCGCCGTGCCCGCACCCTTGGTGAACTTCCATCCGGACGCGGCCTTATCGACTACCGCGGTGCCGAGCGTCATCGTGAACGTGGTCCCGATCCCATTGGTGCCGGTCGATAGAAAAAGCCACTTGCTGGTCGTGACGCCATCGCCGGCCGCTCCGGCGCTCTGATTATATTCGCCGAGCTTGAACCAGAAGCCGGTCCCGCCGCTGACCTTGCTATGGGCGTTGTTCTGCCCGGTGCCCGTGCTGTTGGTGTCGTTGGCGGTCGCGATCTCCAGCGTGATGAAATCGCCTGCGGCCAGTGCCACGGTGGTAACGAGCGTAAAGCTGGTCCCGCTCGTGGACGAAACGCCGGTCCCGATCGAGCCGACCGACGCTATGGCCATTAGCTAGTTCCTACTGGTTGGGCAGCCTGACATCAAGGCTCGCCATTCCCCATGTGTTGCCCGAGGTCACAACCTGCGTGGCCGACAGCGGGCCCTCAACGCTCAGCCGCGAGTTCGTGTTGTCGGTCGCGGCCCAATAGGCCGCCGTGCCGCTGGCCGTAATCGATCCGCCGCTCACCGCCGCGCTGCTGACCTTGCGCCCGTTGGGCGAGCCAGCGGCCGGCGCGCCAAAGACCGCGCCGACGCCGAAATTGTTATTGCCCAGCGCATAGGTCGAGGTCGCCTGCGTGAACGTCGCGGGCTCGCTTGAGCACAGATACATGTGGGTCGATTCGGTATCGAGCACCGACAGCCCGTTGTCGAGAACGCGGTCGCCTACCAGCATCGCCCCTACTCCCCTGCCTGCGCGAGCAATTGCTGGCCGCGCGCGATCGCGGCCTGCTCGGCGGCCTCAAGGTCATCGCCGATCGGAACCGTGTCCAGCGTCTCGAAAATATACTCGTAATGCGTCCGATTGGGCGGCGTGCCGTCATTGGCCAGCGCGGCCCCGGCGCGAACATGCGGCGGCACATAGTGCGGATTGCGCGTGCCATCGTCGAAGGTTTCTTTGGCCGGATCGATCGGCTTCTTGCCCGAAATATAGAAGCACCGCTCGCCCGGATTCTCGCGCCCGCCATGGTCGAGATACGTCATCGGCTCGCCGATCTTGATCTCCTTGCCCAGCGAGTCGATGCCCGGCGCATCAATGGTGATCGGCCCCTTGGGGGTATTGAACGTCCGTGGCCGCGTGCCCGCATAGTAGTGCGGGGCCGTCTGGTCGTCGTGCAACAGCTCCTCGGTCGCCACGGCGGTCTTGCGCACCGGCCCGGCCTCGATCCTGATCTGATCGTCGCCCAGCACGATCATGTTCTCTTTTCGGGTGACTTCGGCATCGGCCATCTTGCCGTTCTCCCTTGCGTTCAAGCCGTTTGGCCCAGGCTATACGCAAAACCCAAGCGTCCGAATAGCCCCGCTAGGCGCGGCGGCGACGCCTGCGGCCCCGGAGCATCCGGCCCTTGGCCACGCGATCCTCGGGGCTATTTTCGATCTGGGTCTTGTCCGGATTGGCGGGCTCGTTGCGATTGGGCTTGAGCGAGGCGTCGAGC